CCCTTAGCCAGTGCAGCAGATGGCGGCAAAGCAGTAGTGTTAGCAATAGAGTTTACAGGTGCTTCGGTAACGTAACCGAGCATGGTGTTAACAGCGTCAAGTTTGGAGGTAAGGGTAGCCATAGTAATTGGGAAAAGGAAAAGGCCGCACCCCAATCATTAAAGAAAGGAGTGCGACCGTTGGGGTTATTAGGGGGTATTAGGGGGCGGTTACTTCAAAAGCAGCCTCGGGGCGAAGGACGCCGTGGCCCATAGCATACTTAGCTACGAACAGGCTTCCTTGGAGTTCGACCTTGTAGTCGCTTTCGGTAGCAAGGTCAAGGAGCTTGACAGTTCCGATAGCCGATGGGTGTCCACCGATGATCTGAGTTTTTGACAAGTTTCCGTTGTAGCCAGCGCCGTTGGAACCTCCACCAAACACGTCATTCTTGACGGAAGATGAACCATCTCCAGTAGACACGCTTGAAAGGTCTTCATCAACATCAGCAAGGTGGTTGCTCTTGTAGATGTTAATACCAGCAACCATTGGGATGCGACCAGTAGCAACATCACCACGACCACCGAAGTCACGATTAACAACTTCCTCACCTGAGGCGATCAAGGTGTAGTAGTCTTTAGGTTTAAGGATAGCGAAACGCTTTCCGTCGTTAGGGATGTCGTTCTCGTCAAGCTTCTGAGCAGCCTCAAAGAGGACATCTTGGATGTTCTGACCGGTTAACGAGTTAAGGGCGACAGTGCTGTTGATAGCGATCCCGTCTATACCATCGTATCCATCAGATGCAGAGGTCTTAAGTGCAGATTCAGTACGTGCAGCAGCCGCAAGGGTCTTCATGGTTGCAAGATCAAAACGCTTGGCAAGAGCCTTACCGAGTTCCTGAGCATAAATGCTTCGGACATCGTAGTGGTTCTTAAGCTCATCGATGTTTGCGATGAAGGTTGAAGCAAGTAGGACATCGTCAATGCTGATAACTTTCTCAGCGTGTTTAATAGCACTGAGGTAACTGTTACCGGCGTCAGCAATGTTCTGACCTGGGGTGTGGTAGTTAGCGGTAGCAATACCAGTTACTGGGAACTGAGCAGACTTACCGTTAGCAATAGTCCGAATCGTGTGAAGTCCTTTCATCACGTTGAACTCTTCGAATGTGGTCAGGATTTCTCCTGAGAACACCTTGAGGAACAAAGCATTCGCATCACCTGCCACGTTAACTTGTCCCAATCGGGACGCGGATGTATCTCCGTTAGCCATAATAGTTGGTTTTTCTAATTGTTGTTGTTAAGGTTGTCCTCATTCGGATGTGTCCGTAACCGGGTTCGGAGTTATTGATTGTCCACCGCAGTGGGTCTCATCGTCGGCCTCGGGGGAGTCTATCTTTATGATGACGTTTGGTTTAAACACCACCAAGCTACTTATGCAGCTTGTAATAATGGTGAAAGTTGTTGTGTTATCTTCACAGCCGTGCCATGAGGTAACAGTAAGGTAGTTATCGCCTATGTCCGTAAGTGAACCATAGACTGAGCATTCAAGGGGACCATCGGTTGCATCTTGCACGTGGTCGAGGAAGTCTATTTGAATAACATCTCCCAGAGCTACTTCTTCTTTAAACGCAGCTTTACACGTGCAGCAGGGGTGTTGGCAACAAACTGTTTGCCCTTGGCTCCTGCACGTTTCTTCTTTCGCGCTGTCGCAGCTCGCTGAGAGATTGATAGGCTGTTGGCTTTTGATCTTGGAAGACATCTATCGGGGTTCTTTTTGTTCTTTGAGGTTCCACAAGCGCCTTTGATTTTACCATCGGTTCCTACTCGGACCCAGTCTTGCTTACGCCACTTTGCTAGTTCACCCACGGTTCTTCTTACGTTTGATTGTTAATTTAGATCTCTTCTTACCTTTTCCGTAGTTAGGATCTTTACAGTATTTAGATGCCGCCATATTAGCGTAAGCACTTGGATACTTATCAAACGTGCGCTTCGCCCATGCGATTCCTTTAGGACAGATTTTAGCCATGATTGTTATTCAATAAAACTTGTTGAAATGATTGTTACTTGGCTCAAGTCCCCTTTCCTTTCTTCTTCTTGGACATGATCTTCAACCCCTTCCGCTTGGCTGCTTTCTTAGCTGCTTTCTTACCTTTGGGGGTATACGGATACGACTTATCTCCTACTTTGGGCATAATGTTGTTATTGTTAGTGTTGGGGTTGATTGTATTTAGCGTTTTGATTGTTGGTCACTTTTTCTTTCGCGAGTAACTCCGACCATCTTTTCCTTTGTAAATTTCATACCCAGCTTTCTTTTCACCTGCAACAGTCTTAGCGTAAGTTTTATGCTTTCGTCCTTTGAGAATTAGTCCTGACTTAGGATCTCGCGATGGCCAATGACCTTCCGAGTCCGGCTTTAATCCCGCTTTTCGAGCGGAGTCGTAATCATATTTGTCACTATCTGGATTAAACCGTTTAATGCTTAACTTTGAAGGTTTGCGTAAGTGAGAAGGTCGAGGCATAGGGTTATGGGTTGGGGTTGTGGTTCAGCATTTCCACCTTCTAAGAGCTAAAGCTTTTCGGGTGGGCCTGCCTTTGGAATCTTTCATCGGGCCTTTAACGCCTGACATCCGCGCACAAAAAGACCGCTTCCTCGGGCCTCCCTCTGGTTGCGGTTTCTTTAAGTTACTACCTGTCTTTCGGTTGTAATACTTGCGCCCTTTTTCTGTTAAGCCTCCTTTGTCTGACTTGTGTTCTTTGCGAAGGGACAATCCTTTTCTTTTAGCGGGCATGTTGGTTGTTCTCTAGGTCGTTGATGTAATGTAACATCTCCCCCACCGTCTGCTTCTGGTCCGCTGTCCACGTCTGCTCTCTGGCCTTCTCTAAAAAGTAAGGGAGCTTTGTCGGACGAAGAGTCGGAGTGCATCCACTCATCAATAACATCACGCATGTTGCTGTGACGCTCAACATATAGTTTCTCTTCATAGGCTTCCATAAGACCACGAAATGCCTCTGCTAACCGAGGAAACGATATAAGTAACTTGACTAGCAGAGACACAGACATGTGGCGCGTGTGTGGTAAGGGTTGTTATTTTTGCTTGGCGCGGCCAATGTTAAGGGCAAGGAAATCAACAACCTTGTAAATCTTCTTAACCCACCCGTCGTCTGTAGGAGTAGGAGTAAGAGCAGCGATAGCGGAACAAGCAGCAACCACCATTGAAAGGGCGGCTAAGAGTTCCTGGGTGTTGTCGATGATGTAAGTAATAATAGATGACATAATTAGAATGCGGTTGTGACTGATAGTCGTTGTGAGACTTGCTCCCGGTATTTGTTATCGTAACTATAGCGCGGGTCTTGCATAGCAATCGTCATCTCCTTAGAGGAGCTAAAAGGCACGGCCCCGGCTGTTCCCGAGGTGTCCCCTTGGACAAGAGAAACAGGTGTTCCACCGTCCGACTGAAAGCGAGCATAGAGACCACGGATAGCCATAGTTGCTGCGTTAACATCCCCTGACTCGACCGTGTTGTTATACACCTCTTGTTCTTGGTCTGTTAAAGCTGTTGCTGCCCACTCGGACATAGCCTCGTAGTTCTCCGCGCCTCCAGCCTCCTGCATCAAGGTTTGTTGTTGTTGGTTAGCCACGGCTTCGTAGCCATTAACATACATATCAACCATCTCCTTAGGAATGCCGTTAGCCTCAAGGGACTTATAGGTCTCCTCAGATAGCTCACCGGTCTCGAAGTATTCTTCGGATGCACTGGTGACAGCACTGTTAGTTACCTCTGGTTCGCTGGTAGCGTTGTCTTCGGTCTCGGATGGCTCGGCTTTGTTCTCGTGGAACTGCTTTTCGAGGTTGCTGTAAGCGTCTGCTAAAGCCTCCGGGTTATCAAACTTCTCCGGTAACCACTCAGGGCGTTCCGGAGTTGCTTCAGCCGTTTCGGGCTGTTGTTCTTTGGCTTGCTCATCTTGCATAGCAGCCTGTTCTTCAAGAGATATATTCTCCTGTTCTGTGGGTTCGCTAAATGTAACGCTTTCCATATTTATTCTTGTGGTTCGACTGATGGCATGTTACCCGCCAACGCCTGATCGTTCAAGGCTTTAATACCGGCTGGTCCTAGCTTCTCAGTCATAGCTTGCATCTGTTGCATCTGTGCTTCTTGTTGCATCTGCTCGGCGCTCTTGATGAGTCCTTCGGTCTTGATACCGAGAGCAGTTGCACGACGCTTAAAGTAGTCTTCAACATTAACAAACTGGCCGATAGCTTCTGGTCCTACGACCTGAGCAGCACCGGCAAGGAATAAATCTAATTTAGAAAGATCGTTACCTCTACCAAGGGCTTCTACCCCGGTAACAATAACTGGCTT